GGGACGAGTTTATGCCGCGAGGGAAGGTGATGTACTACCGGGCAGCCGGACCGGGCGAGAAGGGGACTTTGGAGGGGCACTACGTTGAGTGCCTCAAGGATGACCCGCGCGTGTCTGCGGCCGTGATGAACCCGGCGACCGCTTATGCTCTGCGGCGCGCGGCAGGTTCCTCGTGAAGAGATGTAACGGGACCCTGTTCACCGGGGAGCAATGCCCGGAGATGGGCAGCCAGGGTGATACCCACTGGAGGCAGGGCTCTGGACCGTGGGCGCGCGTGCTCGTCCCCTGCGGCAGGTACGGCCACGAGTGGGCCAAGCCACGGGGGCCGAGGCGATGAACCATCAATGGGAAACGTTGCCCTTGTTTGAGAGCGCCGCCAAGTGCGCCAAGTGCGGACTCAAGCGGGAGAGCCGGCCGCGTCGTTTGGAACTTCCCGACGGGGTGCGGCTGCGCCCTCGGACTTGGTCTGGCTGGGTCGTTGACGTGCCCGGAGCTCCGAGGCCCCACGGGGACAAGAACCCCCGGCCCTCGTGGCCCTCGATGTATCCCGGGGTGGAGCTCCCCGCCTTTGGGTTTCCCCTTCGGTATGATACCGACGTTCCCCCATGCGACTGGGTCCAGCGGATGCCGTCCCACTCTGTCCAGCGCCAAGCCAAGGCCATCGGGCTCAAGTGGGCCGTGCGAAGGCTCCACGATTGGGACGCCATAGCGGTGGCCCTCGATGCCTACGCGGAGGGCGGTGAGCCAGTCTGGCCAGAGGGCTTCGGGGTTGTGGCTGGGCGCCTCCACGACAACCTCGAGGCCGGGTGGATAAAGCCAAGTGCTACCGTGGAAGGTAACGCCGTGACCACTCAACACCTCAGGCCCTACGGGTACCCATGACAACCGGACCGCCACCGCCCAAGTCGGGACCGAGACGCGCAACCAAGGCCAAGCCCAAGAGGAAGCGCAAGAAGGCCAAGCCACGCATTAGGGCAGGTAGGCCTACGGGAAGGCCTCATTCGTGTACCGAAAAGGTCATCAAGGCCATCTGCGAAGCCAGAGCGCTGGGCGCATCGTGGGAGGATAGCGCGGCCAACGCGGACAAGTCGCGAGGCACGGTCATGGATTGGTGCGCGCGAGCCAAGAACGCGATCGAGGCGGGTGGTTACGATTGTGAATCGGAGCTGCCCGAGAACATTGAGGAAATCGTTGCGGCCAACACGCCGAAGGAGGTTCCCTTCGTAAACTTGCTTTACAGGGCACAACGCGCCTACGACAAGGGAACCGTGGCCTTGCTGGCCTCTGCGGCTCGATCTGCTCACGGCGGGGCAGTGTTCGAAGCCCGGATCAATCCAGACACCGGGGAGAGCCAGCGGGTCCAAGTGGGCTACGTCCAGCCGGATGCCCGGATCGGTCTCAAGCTGCTGGCGCTGCGGTCTGCGAAGTACTCGGAGCTACGGCGTCACGAGGTATCTGGGAAGGGCGGCGGGGCCCTGGTGGTGCAGCTCTACATGCCCGAGGAAGTGGAGGAGCCCTGATGTCCGGGCGGGTACGGGCTCGATGCGGTGGGGCAACGTCACACCATTCTGAGCGGCAACGTCGAAACCATGCGGCGCGAGCCGAAGCACCGCCCGAACCCTACAGGTAGTTGTGGGTGGGTCGTCAATCCTGGCATGTAGGCAAATCGGGCCAGGGCTGCGGGACGACTCACTATCTTTTTTGAGAAAGTTGAGGAACGATGATGCGAATCAAGTGCAGCTGGAAACCTTTTCTGCGGTCGGCCTTCGGTCTGGCCGAGGCTTTGAGCGCCATGGACAGGACCCCGGGGCTCGTCGTCCAGCGGGTGACCTTTCGGGCCACCAAGGGCGAGATCGTGTGTCAACACGGGGGCGACATCACGCGCGGGGACCTGGCAAGAATGGTGGCCGATCCGCTGATGGGCGCGGTCCAGGCTCAGGTGAGTTGGGAGGTGGAGGCGTGAGCGACTCAATAGACCTCGAGGCCGAGGCGGTCATTCGGTGGGAAGTTGCCACCGAGGCGGCCACCCCACTCGATCGACAAATGCTCATGCGATTGGCTAACCTCGCGATTGCGAGGGACGTCCGGCTGGAAGCGCGGGTGCTCCGCGAACTGGAGATACAACCCCAGTGGGTCAAACTGGAGACAATGGCGTGGGAGCTGGGCATTACTGTGGGCGAGCTCCGCGCGAGCATGCGCCGCCTTGCGCTGCGTCTGCCCCTCCCTTTGCACTTGAGACTGAGGAAAAGTGAGCCCCCTACCGATTGACATCGTAAACGACGACACCGACACCCTAACGCTCATCGAGCGGGCCGCGCAGGTGGCCATGGGCGCCAGGCATCCGGCGTGCCTACGTTCCCCGGACAATTCGCTGGTAGGTTCGGGGCCGCAGGGTGGCGAGGATTGCCAACGGCGGGCTAAAACCCCTCCGCCGCGGGTTCGACTCCCGCCCTTGCGGCCGTGCTAACCTGTCCTCGGCGCTTCCGTGGTCGGCCTCCGCAGCGGTCGGGTAATCTGGGGCCTCCTCGTCCCCTCGCCACGGCGGCGCCACTTTGCTAGGCTCGGAGTCGCGGGCCATCCGTAACCTCGAGCGCTAACCCCCCCCATGCGTCTCGGGGTTTTTTGGTGGAGGACCCGGTCAGCCGATCTAGGGACCTCCCGCCCGCCGGTTTCGCTCATGTTGCCGGCGGGTTGTTTGCCGTCTGGTATCCTGAAGCCGTGGAGACATGGAAGCCGCACAAGGGTCCGCAGGAGGCCTTCCTGGCCTGCGGGGCCTTCGAGGCCCTTTATGGCGGGGCAGCCGGTGGCGGCAAGTCGGAGGCGCTGATGGCCTGCCCTACCCGATGGGTGCACTTCCCTCAATTTCGTGGGGTGCTCCTGCGCCGGACCATCCCGGAGTTGAGGCGCCATTTGCTGGTGAAGACGCGCAAGTTTTACGCGCCTCTTGGCGGTGAGCTCGTGGGGCGCGAGTGGCGGTTTCCATCGGGCGCTATCATCGAGCTGGCATCGATGGAGAGGGCGGCGGACCGGTTCAAGTTCGATTCCCCGGAGTATCAGTTCGTCGGATTCGACGAGTTGACCTCGTTTGAAGCCATCCAATACACCCACATGATTACCCGGATGAGGACAACGGACGACCGCATCCCCATCCGGTTGCGCGCGGCCAGCAACCCCGGCGGACCGGGGCACGATTGGGTGTTAAGGCGGTTCGCCCCCTGGCTGTATACGGACCCGGACGAGGACCCGTCAGGCCAATCGTACACCGACGAATATGACGGGCCCTATGCTCAGCCTCGGGAGCGCGCGGCTTTCCTCCGCGGAGAGGGCGACGACCACGAGCGCATGGTGCCGACGGGCACACCGGGGAGCACGACTCGAGCCTTCTTCCCCGCGACCATCGACGACAACCCGAGCCTTGACGCGGGCTATGTGGACCGGTTGAAACAGGTTGACTTGCTCACCTACCAGCAGAAGCGGCACGGCAACTGGATGGCCAAGTCTGCCCCCGGTATGTTCTTCCGGCGCGACATGTTCACGGGGTGCTAACTGGACGACTCCCCCAAGGACATCATTGCGCGCTTGCGCTACTGGGACCGCGCGGCCACCGAGAAGCTCACCAAGGCGGAGCAGTCTGATGCCCAGCTCGTGGCGGACAAGGGGCCGGACTGGACGGTTGGCCTCCGGATGAGCCTGCGCCGGGACCTCACGATGGTAGTGGAGGACGTCCAGAGGTTGCGCGCTAACCCCGGAGCCGTGGAGGCATTCATCGTGGCTACCGCCGAGCTGGACGCGGCGGAGTTCGGCCCCGGCGAGGTGCTCCAAGTGCTGGAGCAGGACCCGGGGAGCGCTGGCGTTTATGAAATCCGGGCGCTGGTGAAGGCGCTGCGGGGGCACTCGGTGAAGGCCCAACGGCCCACCGGGGACAAGGTCACAAGGGCCAAGCCAGTGGCCGGGCAGGCGCGCGTGGGGAACATCTACCTCGTCCGCGCCCCATGGAATGGGGTATTCATTGCAGAGGCAGAGAGTTTCCCCATGGGCAAAAAAGACCAAATCGACTGCTTAAGCGTAGCCTCCCCCCTCCTGATGGAAGTGGGCAAGCCCAAGATACAGAACCAACGACGCAAGCTCCGGAGCATGCGCAAAGCCGCGATGGGTGGATATTGATGGGCGCAGACATCTCGGACACCTCGGCGGCGGACCTCCACCGAATTTTCATCAAGCGGCGTCTGCCACAGTCGGAGCGGTTCCGCTCGTTCTTCGGTCGCGAGGCCGATATGAACACCATCAAGACGGTCATCCGACAGGCCGAGGAGGGCTACCTCGTCCAGCTCACCGACTTCTGTTCTGAGGTCCTCGGGCTCGAGCCCCACCTAAGCGCCATCCTCGCCAAGCGGTTTGGCTCGGTCCAATGCCTGGAATGGGACCTCGTTCCGCCCACCGGGCCAGACGTGGACAAGGCCGAGGCCAAGCTGATTCTGGAGAAGGTGAAGCAGGACTTCGACCGCGTGCCCCACTTCTCCGAACGTCTTTACGATCTGATGTGGGCCAACTATGACGGCCGCGCGGCGCTCGAGATTGAGTGGCAACACACCCAGAGCCGTTTCCCTGAGCGCATCGCAGACCTCCGCTGGATTCACCCTCGGCGCATGACCTACGGCCCCCGGCGAGAGTTGCGCATCATCGACCCGCAGCGCTCGGTGGGCAACTTCCAACCCGTGGGCCTGGCCATCGACGAGTTGGTGGGCAAGTTCGTCCACTGGACCCCGCGCATGTTCCGCGAGTACCCGGAGCGGGAGGGCCTCGCACCCCGGACGCTCTACTGGGCGTTTTTCAAGCGGTTCTCGTGGCGGCAACGGATGATCTTGACGGAGCTCTTCGCGGTGCCATGGCGCATCATCGAGCAAGACCCGGCCGCCCTGGCCTCCACGGGCATCAACAAGGAGGGCGTCTCCGAGGGGTTCGATGCTGCCGAGAAGTTGGGCCAGGAGAGCACCGCCGAGCTGGACCCGGGACAGAAGATCAACGTCGTTCAGCCCGAGGGCAACAGCCACGAGCTCTTTGGACTCACGCACGATCAAGTCAACGGCGAGATGTCCAAGCTCGTTCTTGGCAACGTCGGCACCACCGAGAACGACGCCAACCGGGCCAACTCAATCGTGCAGAAGTCCGAGCAAGACATCATCCTCCAGCGGGACGCGCGCGGCCTGTCGGAGCGGATAGACCAGCACATGGTAATCCCCACCGTGTTCTGGAACTTCGGCCCGGACTCGCTCGTGAACGCTCCCCGGTTCGTGCTCCAGGCCGAGCCCGCTCGGGACCAGGCCAAGGACCAGGAGCGCGCCGACAAGGCCATTATGGTGGGCGTGCCCGTTGCGGTGACCCAATACCGCGAGCTCACGGGCTTGCGTGAGCCGGAGGACGATGAGCCCTTCGTGATCGGAACCGGAGACGGAACCACGGCCAAGACGGTGGACCCGGCCGCCCCAGCGGCTGAGCTCGCGCCAAAAGACCCCCTCGCGCCTGGCGAAAGTGAGCGCGAAACCCCGGAGCAGGGCGGCAACGAGGAGGCGGCCAAGCAAGCGGTGGCAGACCTCGTGGGCCTCGTGGCACAACAACTAGCGGACCGGGCCGGGGGGCCGGGCTCGGCCCCCTTTCGCTGGTAAGGCCACCACCTTAGCTCAGCCTCACGGAGACCCTGAGGACATCGCGACCGCCGGCGCCGACGTTGCTGGGCGCATCATCGCGGGTTGGGTGCGGCAGTTGTCCAAGGCCGTGACGTCCCTCCGAGACGGGGCCAACGATGTGGACGCCGTTGCCCTCGAGGTCCCCGAGCTCGCAGAGGGCATCGCGGAGACGGCCATGCGCGCGAGCATGCTTGGCGCCCTCGATGCTCACACCGAGGACGAGGAGGACATCACCATCACCCCCGCCAAGTTCAAGCGGCCAACGGTCGGGCTGCCCTTCACGGTGCGCCCGTTCCAGGAGGCTATTGACGATTTCGCGGCGCGCGGAGTGGTGAGCCGGGACGTGTTCGACAAGATGGCCTCGGAGGCCAAGGCCCGAGCCTTCACCGTGGCGGGGACGGCAAGCCAAAGCATTCGCGACGCCATCAAGGAAGAGCTCCAGAAAAGCATGGCCGACGGGGCAGACCTTCGCGACTTTCGCAAGCGGCTCAAGGGGCGCATGGAAGTCCGCGGATGGCTCAAGCCAGGCCCCGGGGGCAAGCCAGGCACCGCCGGCGGTTCAGCGGCCACCGTGCCCACGCAGACCGGTACGCCGTGGCACGTTGAAACCATCTTCCGAAACGGCACGATGGCCAGCTATGCCCGGGGCCGACAGAAGCAGATGTTGCAGCCGAACGTCCTCAAGCGGCTTCCCTTTTGGGAGATTGTCACCATCCGGGACAGTCGCCGGCGCACCACGCACGGCAAGGCGCACGGCAAGGTGCTCTCCGTATATGACCCCTTCTGGCAGACCGTTGGAACGCCGCCATGGGGTCACAACTGCCGGTGCCGCGTCATCACCCGCTCGCGCAAGCGTGCCGAGGCCAAGGGCATCACCGACGGCTCGAGCATCGTGGGCCTCCCCGACCCCGGGTTCACGGGCCAGACCATCAGCCCGCCGGGCATCCCCGAACCTGCCCCCATCGAGCCCACCCCCGAGGAAGTGCCCGCGGTCATCGAGCCCACGGAGAAGCCTGACCTTCCCAAGTCTCGGGCTGATATGGCCAGGGCGTTCAGTTTCGATTTGAACGATCGTTCTCACGGCGCTTCTGCTAGGGCGGCCGTTCAGGACTTGTTGGCCAACGAGGGCTTGCTAAGTCAGGACGTGGCTCAGGAGAAGTTTTTCGCTAACCGCTACGAGGTGAAGGACCTTGCTGCCCAGGGGATGCACACCGCCGGCGGCAAGGTGAAGTTGGCCCCGGCCGTAGCCAGAAACGCCTCCACCGGGTTGGCCAACCTGGCGGCAGGCGATGCAGTTTCCACTGCGGAGGCCAGGGCGATAAGCACGGTTATCCACGAGGAAATACACGGGGCATCTAGGAATGTTGCGGTGGCAAAATCAGCGTACCGCGGGGCCGGTGTGGGCATAGAGGAGGCGGCTACCGAAATACTGGCTCGCCGCGTGTCTCGAAGAATGATCCCATCAGGACAAATGCCCGGACCGTCCGACATGTTCAGATTGCCA